AATACACCCGTTGCGAACCTCTTCTTTATATAAAAAATTAGGCTACGGAGACGCGGCCTACTCATATCGAAAAAGGATATAACATGTGCGGACCATCCACAAAACCAGCACCAACACCCCCGCCCCCACCACCGCCGCCACCAACACCAACGGCGTCTACGCCCAGCGCCACAGGACTACCTGACGCGGGCGCTTATTCACAGGCGATGCTTGGTAAGAAAAAAGGCCAATCAATTCGAAGCCAGTTACGAATTCAATTAGGATCAGGCGGCACTACAAATGTCGGTACTGGTGTTAATTCAAACAACTCATAAGGGTTTAAAATGGCAGAGACAGCAAAAGCCCGATATGAACTAATGAAGCGGAAGCGTGACCCATACCTCCGTCGTGCGCGGGATTGCGCGGCTCTGACCATTCCCGCACTTATGCCACCAGAGGGACACAATAGTCACGATCTGATGCCTGAACCATATCAAGGTTTGGGTGCAAGAGCGGTGGTCAGTCTGGCCTCACGCTTAATGATTGCGATGTACCCTCCGGGCAAACCTTCGTTCAAGTTAGATATACCACCAGAAGTCCGTATGAAATCGGGCGAGATGGCGGTGAGTTCTGACGTGACGCAGGGATTAGTTCTATCGGAACATTTAATTCAAAGCGAGATTGAGCGTAAGCAGTGGCGTCGTGCCACTAACCAAGCGATCCAATATTTATTGGTCACTGGGAACTCTCTCGAACTAATGCAACCAGACAACACCATTCGTGTGTTTCGCTTAGATCAATACTGCGTCTCAAGAGATCAGCAGGGCGTGGTCAAAGAGATCATCACTGAAGAGTACCTATCACCTGAAGCTTTACCAGAGAAAGCACAGGCGTTGGTTTCGGCGGATGATTTCAGTCAGAACAATGTGCCACTCTATACGCACGTTAAGATTGCTAAAGATGGTGAAAGCTATGATGTCTATCAAGAGATCAATGGAGCCAAGGTAACAGACAGTCAGGGTAACTATAAGGTTCTGCCTTATAACGCCTTACGGTATTCTACAGTTATCTCTGAGGACTATGGTCGTGGTAAGGTGGAAGAACATCTTCCTGACATCCGCACAATCGATGCGCTTTCAAAATCTATGATTGACGGCGCGGCGATGGCTTCACGGAACGTCACAATGATCCGACCTAACGCGGCGGGTGGTCTCAACCTTCGTCGTCGATTTGCTAAGGCAGATAATGGCGACATCATTGTTGGTAATCCAGAAGACGTTGTGATGCTTCAGTATCAAAACAACAGCGGTATGCAGTTAGCAGCGCAAGAGTTGGAACGTCAGACACGCGAAGTATCTCAAGCGTTCCTCATGGGTGCTGCTACAGTCCGTGACTCTGAGCGTACAACTGCGTTCGAAGTTCGACGGATGACAGAGGAACTAGAAGGTACACTGGGTGGTGTCTACAGTCAGCTAAATGCTGACATGCAGCAATCACGTCTGAGCCGTGTAGTTCTTCAAATGAAGCGCAGCGGTCAGCTACCTGATTGGCCTGATGATATGATTGAACCTGTTATCTTGACAGGTCTTGAAGCCCTAGGTCGTGAGCAAGACATTACTCGCGTTCAAACAGCCCTCCAGTTCCTGCAAGGTATGCCACCAGAAACGCTCACATACGTTAAGTTTTCTGAGCTACTCGGTAAGGCGTTCTATGGTCTCAATCTTCCAGACGCTGTGCGTTCTGAAGAAGAAGTCCAGCAAATCAAACAGCAAGAACAGCAACAAGCTGCGATGCAACAGGGCGCACAGGCGATGGCCGGCGCTGCTGGTCAGGGTGTCGGCGCACAAGCAGCCGCCGCTATGGCACAACAACAACAATAAAGGATCGACATGTCTATTGAAGCACCACAAATCGGATCAGAAGATTACAACGCGCAGATGGCCGACAAGTTTCGGAACCAACCCGCACCAACAGACGATCTACCTGAAGCCCCTCCCGCTCTTGAGATACCAGAGGGGGGTCTGGAAAAGTTCTATAATACAGAAACTGGAACGTATGATTGGCAGAACCACGCTAAAGAACTTGACTATAGGTTAAACGGCAAGCCCGCTGAAAAGGATGCTTTATCAGAACCAGAAGCTGTTGAAGAACAGGCAGAGGTTAATGATATTGTAACGTCTGCGGGTCTTGATCCAGCAGAGCTACAAACGCAGTTACAAACGAATGGTACACTTAGTGAAGAAGCATTCGCTGCTCTAGCTAAAGTGGGCCTCAGTAAAGAACTGGTTGATACCTATGTTGAGAACTTTGTGTTCCGTCAGGAAGCACAGATCAACGAGGCGACAAACTATGCGGGTGGTCCTGAAGGTTGGGAACAGCTTTCCAACTGGGCGGTCAACAACATGCCTGAACAAGAGGTCGCACGTTATAACGAACTGTTAGGCACTGGTGAGTGGAAGGTCGCAATTGACGCTCTACGCGCACGTCAGACCTCATCGACAGGTGAGCCACAGCTTCTTAACGGTTCTGGTATCACTGGTACAGGAACTTCAGGTTATCGTTCTAAATCTGAAATGAAGGTAGACATGTCTAATCCAAAGTATTCAACCGACCCCGCGTTTCGTCAGGACGTTATGCGGAAAATGCAAAGCGCCACATGGGATTTGGAGTAATTATGCCTAAAAAAGGTCTATACGCTAATATGAATGCACGGAAAAAGGCTGGCACTTCTCGACCAAAGAAGTCGTCAACCGTTACACCCAAAGCTTACAAGTCTATGAAAGCTGGTTTTCCGAAAAAGAAATAGAATTTAGGGGGCTTTATGCCCTCTATTTTTTTGCACTTACAGGCTGTTCCTGCCAAGAGTAATTCGATATGCCCTCGTGTTGCTCTGCAAAGTGAGGCTTAAAGAGGACGGCAATCCTCTAAAGTTTCACGCCATAAAACTGATTATAAATTAGACCCGCTACGGTGGACAATCATATTTAGAAAAGACCTTTAAGGCATCTAAACCTTTAAATCTTATTCCTTATATTGGAGACAATCATGGCCTTTGGCGATGCATCAAGTCCCGTCCGCTTTGGTAAGGGTCAATCCAGCCCCGTAGACAACCGCGCTTTAATGCTCGACGTTTTCGGTGGTGAAGTATTGACCGCTTTTGATAGCGCAACGGTTACCCTCGACAAACATACAATCAAATCACTTTCTGGTGGAGCTAAGAGCTATCGCTTCCCGAAAAGCTGGCTTGCATCAGCAGAATTCCACACTCCGGGGCAAGAGCTTCTGGGTAACGATTTCACCACTGGTGAGACATCAATCAACGTAGATGACATTCTTGTGTCTCACTACGCGATTGCTGATTTGGATCGTATCCTGTCACACTTCGACATGCGTTCAATCATCTCAAAAGAGATGGGCCGCGCACTCGCAAAAGTGTTTGACCAAAACGTATTCCGTCAGCTTCTGCTTGCGTCTCGTACAGCAGCAACCGCACCATTTCCTGGTGGTACTTCCACAGCCGACTCTGCACTCGCAGCTAATGGCTCTGGTGTGTACAATGGTATCGATTGGATCGACGCTATTCGTGAGAGCAACATCAAGCTGTTTAACAAGGACGTTCCTGAAGACATGCCACGTTACTTGGCTGTTAAGACAGAAGTCTTTGATGCGATTAAATATGCTAAAGACTCGAACGGTCAGTACCTGATCCTGAATCGTGATTTTGGCGCAGACGCTGCTGGCGGCATTCAAGCCCGTGCAGATCAAATTGTCATCGACGGTGTTACAATTTGTAAGTCTCGCAACATCCCATCTACTGATGAGTCATCAGCGGCTGGTGTGTACAGCAAGTACCGTGCTGACTACTCAACAACCGAAGGCGTCATGTGGTGTCCACAGGCTGTAGCCACAGTTAAACTGTTGGATATCAGCATGGAAACTGAACGTGACGTTCGTCGTTTGGAAGACTTCATGGTCTCCAAAATGTTCGTCGGTCACGGCACAATGCGTCCAGAGATGGCGATTGAATTTAAGACTGCATAAGTCTTTTTAAAATAAAACGTAGGGGCATCTACTGAGCTAATCGCTCGGTGGGTGTCCCTTTTTTTTAGGAGTTACGAGCTATGCTCACCAAACTAGACGCAGTTAACATCATCCTAAACGTGATCGGTGAGACGCCCGTATCTTCTTTGACTTCGGGACTACCTGACGCGGAAGCGGCTGAGACAAAACTAAATTCAACGATCATGGAAGTGCTAGCTAAAGGCTGGCAGCAAAATACTGAGACTTCGATCTACATGTTCCGTGATTCAAACAATGAGATCAACGTACCAAGCCAGTATCTTCGCGTTGATACAACACTGCAAGACAAAGAGATAAACATCACCGTCAGGAAACAGGATGGAAAGCGTAAACTATTCGATTTACGCGCACACACTTTTACTTTCACCAAAGACCTATTGGTTGATGTTCTGATCGAAATTGAATTCGAGGCTCTTAACTTTGAGCTACAAAATTATATTGCCTTCCGCGCCGCACGAAAGTTCCAAGAGTCCGCAATGGGTTCTGCAACACTGGACTCATTTGCTGGACGCCAAGAGCAAGAAGCATACGCTGCATTGCTAGACGCAGAGGCTGAAGGTGAGGACACAAACATCCTTCGATCTTCCGCCCACGTCTATTATGCAACGCACCGCAATTCACCAATGTCTGGGAGATAATTCATGGGTAAGCTGGTCGAGCAGTCGATTAAAACTTTGTACCAAGGTGTTTCACGCCAGCCTGACCCTGTACGTTTGCCGGGCCAGATGGAGGAAGCAGATAATGTACTTGTCTCCGTCGTCACAGGCGGTTTTGAGTCCCGCCCATCAAGTCGCCACATCGTTAATCTAGCGGGTATGGGTGCAGCGGACGATCCTGCTGTGTATGCTTATAGCCGCGACAACGCAGAGCAGTACGTCATTATTATTAATAACGGTACTTTGAGTGTTTATGATTTAGACGGTGTGCCACGCACAGTTAATACGCCTAACGGTCTTGGATACCTTGCTGGACTAAAGTCACAGGACGTATCGTTTGTAACTGTCGCTGATTACACAATCATCTCGAACAGAAACAAGACTGTCACGATGACGCCATCAACTTATGTTGATCCATATAAAGCTTTGATTAACTGTCGTACAACTAACAACAACACGGCATATACAATCTCAATAAACGGAAGCGTTGCTTGGTCTAAAACAGTTTCAAACGCTCTAAGCTCTACAGAAATCCAAGACGATATCTATAACAACATCACCCTGCCCGCTGGTTTTACTAAAACAAAACTTGATCAGACAGTTCTGATTGAGGGTAATGCTGCGTTTACAATTTCACATACAGGCTCTGGTCCTAATTTTGGACCTTGGACTATGGCGGAGGTTGTTGGTCAGCGTGAGTATCTCCCCTTGGCTGCACCAGAAGGATACCACATCCGTGTAGGTGCCAACGTCGATGGTGAGGATTTTGGATACTGGGCTGACTTCAGTGCAGCGGAGGGTGGATGGACAGAAAGTTCTGATCCGTATGAGGCTAACGCCTTTGCTCCAGACACCATGCCACACTGGCTAATCCGCGAAGCTAATGGTTCCTTCACGTTCAAACAGGGTGAATACATTGACCGCCTTGCTGGTGATATTGAAACCGTCGCCAACCCAGACTTTGTAAACAACAAGATTACAGCGTTGGTATTCCATAGGAACCGTTTAGGTTTTGTGTCTGGTGAAACAGTGTTCTTTAGTCAGTCTGGTAAATACTTTACCTTCTGGCCCGACTTCAGCACACAAGCATTAGACAGTGATGGCTTTGGTTTAACAGTGTCGTCTGACACCGTGAATAATCTGCAACATGCTATCGGTTTCCGTAAGTCCCTGTTCCTGACATCAGATAAAGCACAGTTCGAAGTTTCTGGATCTCAATTACTGACGCCAAGTACAGCTTCGGTTGATCTATCAACGACATACCTGACTGAGCGTAAATGCTCCCCGATCACTTTGGGTAACACTTTGTACTTTGCTGCCCAATCTGGGCGGGATGCTCTCGTATTTGAGTATCAGTACGATGATGCATCTGTGTCAAACACGGCGTCTGACATTACGCTTCACGCTCTAGGATATGTTCCAGCGCCCATCTTGCGCATGACAGGTGATCCAACAAACACCATCATTATGACTTTGTGTGAGAATGAACCTTCGTCACTGTACGTCTACAAGACCTATGTTGATGGGGAAACTAAAGCTCAGTCAGCGTGGACACGTTGGACCTACGGTGCGACCTCAAAGATCAAATGGATGGAAGTGATCAACGGTGAATTATATCTGATCATTGACCGCAATGGGACTACGTGTTTCGAAAAGACGTTCTTGCGTTATGAACTGTCAGACGAAAAGCATCCATATCAGATTTCTATGGATCGTCAGGTTAGTGTTACAGGCACATATAATGCCGCCACAAACCTCACCACATGGACCACTCCATATCCACACCTAAATGAAACCCGCGTTGTTCTATCGACTGACTTTGCGACAGGTCTGGTTGGTGAGGTGTTAAACGTGTCGTACCCCACTAGCACTACGGTCACCGCATACGGGGACTACAGCGCAGGAGCGGTTATCGCTGGAACAACATTTACAAGCAGCGTTAAGATGTCCCGCCTTTATCCAAGAGACCCCCAGAACCAGCGGGCTACAGTAACGTCTGGACGTTTCCAACTAAGGAACATGTCATTTAACTTTAAAGAAACGGGATACTTCCAAGTGGAAATCTCTCCAGACTTTAGAGACGCAAAGACGTTCACATTTACAGGACGTATAGTCGGCTCTGGTAACAACCGAATTGGTGTCCCCGCAATTGAATCTCTCGGCAACTTCCGTGTCCCCGTGATGGCTAAATCTGATGGGGTTAGTATTAGAATTACAAACAGTTCTGAGAAACCATTTAACATCACTTCGATTGATTACACCGGGTTTTTCAATGAAATTACGAGGCAGGGATAAATATGTGCTCTCCACCACAAATAATGATGATGATGATCGCCGCAACCGCCGCACAGACGGCCTCTACAATAGCAGAAGCCAATAAGGCTGAAAACAGAGCTAATGATCAATTAGCGGATGAATTCAAAGCAGCGAGTACGCAGCTAGATAATGAGTATCAAGAAGGTCAACGTAAGATCGTTGAGGCTCAAGGTGAAGACTTTGAGGGCAAGAGTGATGCTATTCGTACAGCTAACAAAGCACTAGGAACTATGAGGGCCACTGAGTCTGCGCTTACAGATAGCAGCCTTGGAACCCTTATGTTCGAAGAAGCTTATGGGAATGCTCTTAATTACTCTCGTTTAGATGACACAGGTAAGCGTAAAGTCATGGCGCTTGAGTCTGAAAAGTTTGGCGCAGAGCAGAGCTACATCAGTCGTACCACGTTAGCTGCCAACCAAAACGCCAATCTCGCAGCGGACCTCAGTGCGCGTCGAACAGGTGCAATGCTTAATCTCGCAAGTTCTGGCCTAAGCATCTACTCAGCTAACCAAAGTCAGCAAGCGACTATAGCCGCAATAGAGGGGTCATCTTAATATGGCACGAATGTCACGATCACAGACGGACATACGCAGTCAGAATGCTGGCCTAGCGCAAGTTCGCACACAATCATTTAACCACAACGTAGGTATGGAACAGTCAAAGTCTGCGGGTCTCGACCCAATGCGCGGCGATCTGACCAGCGCCTTTAATAACTTCTTTGGTGGCGTTCAGCAAAGCCTAGAAACAATGCAGCAAACACAGTTTCAGGCTGATAAAGTAAAAGCGACTGAACACGCCAACAACATGAAGATGGCGGCTTCGAATGAGGCTATGGACTACTCAGTTAATAACCCAAAGCAGACCAATGTTACCACTGCGCTTGCTACAGAGAGTCCTGAGAACAACGCCAACAAACACTTTGTTAAGCAATACAAAGCGACGTTGGGTCAGAACATTGGTAACCGCCTGTATTCTGATTTCATTGCTACTCAGGCTGAAAAGCACCCAAGCACGTTCGAAGCAAACTCTCAGTCATTCTGGGAGGAAAACTTTGCGGACGGTACTGGCGATGTAGAGACTGACTTTGCGATGACTACAGCCTTCAACCGTAACTATGAGAACAACCGTGTATCGGCTGCTCAAGAGACGGTTCGTCGTACAAAGGCGGCGGCTGCGTTAGAGCATAAACGGTCTATATTTATTGGTGTTGGAAATCTGACAACTGAGGAAGAACTTAACAATCTTCTACACTCAGGTACTCCTAAAAACGGAGAGACCCACGGGCAGCTTTCTTCTAGAAACATTGGTATCCTGATTGAAGCGGCCCAAGGGCAGGACATGTCGAATAACGCCCTAGATTTAATAGGGGGATGGATCGACAAGCAGCCTGTCGCGAAGGATGGAACACTGGGTCAGTCACCCGCCCAACGCTTCCCGCAAATGGCTAATAAACTAGAGTTAATGCTTCCAGCTATTGCAGCACGAAACGCCACATTAAAGGGCGAGAAGGTTGCGGAAGATTCCTTCCTCGACTTTACGACTAATCTTGCAGGAATTGACGATAAATTAGAAAAGATCGACTTTGTTACATCTAGTGGCCCAGCAATGATTGAGTTACTTCAGAATACTCCCGGTGTCTCTGGCGCGACAATGTCTGCTTTAAAAACTAAAGTAAGTGACATGAGAACAGCGGGTACTGTCTATAAAGGTAACCGCAATAATTGGCAAAAAATGGGCATGGGTCAGGCTCCATCCGCCACTTTTGATGGGACTACAGATGAAGCAAAAGCTGCACTTTATGATCAATTTAATGCATCCAACGCAGAAACCAAAGGTACTCTTCTTCGTTCGGCAATAGATAACTACGGGATAGATGTTATTCCAGACCGTGTTAAAAGCCAGATGTCAGCGAACATCACACAAGGAGAAGCTGGCGCAGCCACCGACGCAGCAACGACCATACTATCTTTAGTTGGCAAGTTCGGGGACAATCGTAAACTCGAAAGCATACTAAGCGAACCATCTATTGCTATTTGGAGCAACGCACAGGCACTCATCGACGGCGGGACAGCCGTAAGCACTGCGATGACTATGGCAAGAGGACCGGGTTATGCCGCCGCTGCTGAAATGTTTGATGAGGCTGGTGGTCTTGCTGGCGTGTTCTTTGGTGATGAAAAGAAGTCAGATCAGGATGCTGCCATTTCAGGTCTAGCTCAGAGCGAAGAGATGCTTACTGCTTTGGAGACTTACACGCAGGGCATACAATCAGGCTTTATGCGGTTCGTCACCATTCAAGATGGTGTTAACGTATCCGCACAGTCAGCCCAGCAAATTAACAGGTTGGTAAAGACCAATACCATTGCTGCCATGATGCGTGGTGATGAACCTGATCTAGAAAAGATTATGGGACAAGTCGCAAAGACTATGGCTGGCAAGATGTATATTGAGGATGGCGCTTGGCAGATATCGAATGCGTCGCTGCCAACAAATAATCCAGACTACGTTAGAGTAGGACCAAGCGTTCTCAATAGAAACACAGGTGAGGGAGAAAATACTCACGCCACTATAGAGCTAGATATCGAGGTAGCTGGGGCTGGTCTATATGGCATCGATCAGGATACCTTTACTCCTGAAAATCTATACTTCCAGCAAGACCCAATGTCCGACAATAACGGTCACCTCATTTGGAGCAGAAGCGACAACACGCCAATCATGCTTCAGACTGGTTCTGACTTAGACCTAGACCCCGGCTTTAAAGCAGACGGAGAAATCTGGGGGTTCTGGAATGCTGGCGCGTTCAGGTCTGAGTTTAAGAAAACCGTTCAACTCACGGGTAATCTAGCCGACGATATGGCTATGATGAAAACTACACTAGGACCGGGTTTAAGCTTGTCCCCTATCGTCACCAACGGTGCAGTGATTGGATACAACCTTATCGCAACCCCCCGCCTCACAGGTAAACCGAAGTACACAGATGAGGAACTGGAACTGATGCGTTCTAAAAATATGTCACCATTCTTGCCTGACGGTACTCGTTTCGTACCCGGTTAAACTTTATAGGAAAAAATATGGATACGATTAAAAACTATCTAGCAGAAAACAAAATTGAAACCAGCGCACTAGACGGCATAACAGACACTTCTGAGATCAATCGTAACCTGAATGAACAGCATAGAAACGTCTACAGATCGGGGGGCTTTGTGTCCCCCACTGTGGGCGTAACGGTTGAGGACAAGGATGTTAATCTTCCACACGCTCAGTATATGGAAAAGCTGAACAGTGAGGTCTATTCAACAGTTGGTCCTAAAGCATTCGATAATGTCTCAGGAGATTACAGCAAGTCGCGTCTTGAATACATCAGCGCACAGACACCTCTAGCCACTACCGTTCGTCGGGACTCGTTAAACAGACCAATGATCGGCTATGGCATGAACCTCGACCTAGCTGAGAACTTTGCGTTGGCGGCTGGTGTCCTAAACAAAACTCCAGCACAGATGAATGATATCTACACGGGCAAGACGGCAATCACTGGCTCAGAGGGTCGTGCATTGTATGAGGCCCAAGTGGAACAGGCCGATCAATTGATCAGCGCAAAGACAGGCGATGCGCCCCTTCGCGCACAGCAGCGTATCGTTCTTACTGCACTGGCTATTCACAACCCTAAGCTCATTGGCCCCGGCATCATCAAGTCTATCAAAAATGGCGATGTTGAAGGTGCTATCAATGAGATTGAAAACCGAAGCAATGCCGCTGGTAGCCGTGAGTTACGTATGCGGCGTAAAAGAGACGCACAGCACTTTGCAAATTATACAGCACAGGGTGACCGTGGGGGTAATGCTTCACTAGCGACAATGATGGGGATGACAAACAAAGGCTCCAGTGGTCTTGCATTAAGCAAACGCCCCGTTAAGCGTCCAACCTCAGAAAGAGGCGTCGCCGCTTCTCTGCGTCCTCGTCTACGTCCAACAAGCTCTGAGCGTGCTGAAGTTGCTGCGCAGTTAGATGTAGAGCTATTTGAATCAAACCCTGAAAGACCGGGCTATGTGCCGCCAAAGATGGGTGCAACTGAGTTAAACACTCCTGCAATCCGTAACTCCGCTGGTGATGCTGAAGTTGATCGTCAAGTTCCTGCCCCACTTGGGGTCGGTCAACCAGACGCAGCGCCTGACATTGAGAGCCAAGCAGATCGTTTTATTCGTGAGAATGGCATGGAGAAGGAACTGGAAGCCTTCTACGCAAAGGCCATTAATGATCCTAAAGACGCTGTAGTTAGGCCGAAGGGTCGTCCAGTTCCACGAACTATTGGTCCAGCGGAGCAGCTAATCATTGATGGAGGTATGGAAGCTTCACTGGAGGAATTCTACGCAAAGAACATTAATGATCCTAAAGATGCTGTAGTTAGACCGAAGGGTCGTCCAGTTGTACCAGAGCAAGGCTATATACCACCACAGATGGGTGCGACTGAGTTAAACACTCCTGCAATCCGAAATGCTAATGGCGATGTTGATGCTGTAGTTAGGCCAAAGCTTCGTCCAGTTGCGCCAGAGCAAGGCTATATACCACCACAGATCGGTGCGACTGAGTTAAACACTCCTGCAATCCGTAACGCTACTGGCGGCATCGATGTGCAATCTTGGGCTGGTTATTCATCAGCTATTGAAGGTTTCATTAAGGAGGGTGGCGGCGATCCTGAGATTACAGTTCAGTTCTACGATCTAGAATCCTACGAAGAAGCTAGAGCGTCTGGAGAAATTGAAGCTGGTTCAGACGTTATGATTGGCGACAGTCCAGAAACGGCGGTTGTCTTCCCTTATCTTTCAGATGAAACAGAAGCTGCTGATGGGGCTGAGTTACCAACATTGTTCAGTCAGGCTATGGAAGCTTCCCGTGTGCGGGCAGAAGAAGCAGCGGCACAACAACCAGTTCGTCTACCCGGTGAAACGCCTCAAGCATACATGGTGAGAACTGGTGAACGCTATGGCGCTAACTTTGGTGAAGCTGGTCCAGAACCTACAAAGCCTTCAGAGTTTTCAGAAGATAATGTAGATGAAAGCGCGGGACTTGGTGAGCGTATAATTAACTCTGTGCCGGGACTTAAAGGCTTCATCGACACGCTTGGTGAAGGTTCTTCAGTTTTAAACATGCTTAACTCCACTCCTGTTAAATTACTGATGTCAGACGTTCTTGTGGCGGATGGTCTCAAGAAGTTTAAACCCATTACAGAAAAGTACCTCGCTAGAGATGAGCTATCATATCTTCAAGATTTAGCGCGAGAACTTGGGGTGGGTGCTGTAGGACGGCAAGATTATGAAAATGCTGTCAGCGTAGCAGTCCGTAAGGGTGATGGACCAAGTAATGCTGACTTCTTCAACATGAACCCTGCAAGCCGAATGAAGACTTCTTTCATGACCGCTAAGATCACCAGAAATGATGAAACAGGCGACTACTTCTTCGAGGATCAGTACGACCATAACATGTATGTTGATTATACTTCATCTGATGAAACAGTTATTTCGGCTGATGATTTTGAGAAATCAGGAATCTCAACACTTGAGGGAATAATAAGCACCCTCACAGCAGACATCTCCCCGTTCAAAATGGCGCATAACATGGCCTTCCTATTAGGCAGTCGCGACTTCGAAGACGATTCAAAAGATGTTGGACGTAAAGTTCGCATCAATCTCGGACCACTTGATGGCTGAGAGTACCATCATAAATTAGGAGCCTAAAATGGCAGAAGAAGAAACTCAAAGCGCGGCCCCATTAACTTATGCTCAAATTCAAAAGAAGTCATACGAAGGCAGAGCGCAAGCGGTTCAAACAAACTTCACAAGTGATAACCATAAAGGTCTCGGCTTTGTCTCTTCTGCCTATGAAGGGTATGTGCAAAGCACATGGATCGGTACAGGGCTTCGCTATGGTCTAGATCGTGGTAGGTTCTATGATCCAGATGAGGTCAGGGCTGATCCAGACTTTAACGTCTACGGACACTATCTAGATAACAAAGACACCCACAGCGACATGGAGGTCTTCGTCAAGAACGGATATTTCGATACCGTTTATAGTGAAGCTCAATACGACAGACGACGTGCGGTTATCCAAGATCAAATTAAGAAAAAAGAGCAACTTTCGAATGCTAATACCCTTGGGGTTCTATTGGGCGGCATTGCATCTATCGCTGATATCTCGACACTAATACCGGGATACAACGTGATCAAAAAGGTCAAAGTGGCTGGCACTCTTGGACGTGTAATCACATCTAAACCCGGACAATATGGTATCATGGGCGCACAGCAGTCCGTCGTCCAAGAAACGGGTCTTCACGTTTTGAACGACCTCCAGACAGTCGAAGAGTCTGCTATCAATACTCTGTTTACAGCAGCACTTGGCGGCGGCATTGGGGTCTTTGTGTCAGCACGAAACCCCGCATCCACTCTAAACCCAAACAACCCAGATTTCCTCTTTAACGAAAACAACCGCATTCGTGCTGGGTTTCGTCAGTTCGGGGAGTCCATGTCTGAGTCCTCAGTATATCAAGGGGCTAAGGGTAAGGTGGGAGGTTCTATTGAAGCGGTCTTAGACACCAGCTATGGGCAGTCCCTCAGTGCCGCTGCAACTAGTGGTAAGAGAAGCGCATTAGCTGTTGGTGGAAAGGTCGCTGGACCGCTGCGAGGTGGTGTCAGCTTGTTTGGTAAGGCTGGTTTAAAGATCACTAAAAATACAGTTGGTCGTGCAACCCCGATCTTACGCATGGCTAATGCCACATCTGACAAAGTTAAAGGCATCAGCCGCGCTCTCTTTGATCACGGGGGTATTATGTCTGAAAACAATGCCGCTGGTTTTGCTGACACGTCCGTTGAGTCCTTAGCTAAGATGGTTCAGCAGCGTTACATGATAACCGTTGAGGTTCCTCTTGGAGATGCTTTCAGAGAACTGCAACTTGCCGTGGCCGCTCTGACCAACAAAGGTAAAGTAGGCATGGCGGTGGACAAGACTAAACGTGGTCTAGGCGCAGCCGTTGATCTTGCAAAAGACGTGGGTCGTGGTCCGAATGCTTCTGGTCTGAAGGGAACAACGCCGACTGAAACCGGAACTATAACAATGCCGGAGTTCACATATCTAACCGGACGTTTTGCGTATGGTGATGTGGATGACGCCTTGCTTAAAGAATACGTTGAGCTTTTTGGCCAAGAAGCAACTGACATAATAGCAGCTTCAGCAAAAAAACAAGCTTCAGCATTGATGAAGTTTAATGATGATTTTGCGGATGAGCTTATTGAGAAGGGTATGATGTCTCCAGAGGATAAGGTGGACTTCTATGTTGCTCCACAAAAGTGGATAGGTAAACGGATTACAGCTAATCGTGCAGAGGCCAAAGACTTCTTCATGCGTCTGTTTATGGATGACCCAGAAGAGCAGTTCCTGATAGATTCGTATGGCATCACCAAGGAGCAGTTCACGGCTCTAGGTAAAACTGATGTCGTACTAAAGAGGACTGATGCTAAAGGTGAAGAGGTGGTTGAAACCATCACCGCTGATGAAGGCGTTGAGTACCGCTTAGAACTTCTTGAGGATTGGTCAGCAGAACTAGGGCTGGACATGGAGCGGACGTTATTACTCGCGTTTGAACATGCTGAATCTGCTTTTGAAGCTGCGGAAAAAGAAGCGATACGCGCAGCATCTGAGCTTCGGACAAACAATACTCAGATTAAAAACGCATCTGTTGATGAGGGTGTGAAGCTTGTAAAAGAGCAAGCTGCTAAAATTGCAAAGAAAAAGAAATTACAAAAGACACAAAGGACTAAAAAGAAACGAGCTGAAGCAGAACTTGCTAAACTTAAAGAGGAGATAAAACTCCGCAATATTGAAATGAAAAAGGCTGTTAAAGCTGGTGATAACCCTATGGTGGTTAAAGCGGAAGCTGATGTCATGGAGGCAGAAGCTCTGTTGGACCTCTTTGAGAAAGCAGGAGTAAAGAATTCTAAAAAAGATGTTGAAGCCGCTAGGCTAGGTCTTACTCAGGCTGATGAAGTTCTGAGGTCTTTAAAGACTAAATCCTCTTCGGATGCTGTAGAGGCAAAGAAAGCTAAACTTGTCAAAAAGCCTCTCAAAAACAAACGTACAAGTTATCTTGAAGGTAAACTTTCTGAGATCAACAAGTCTTTAAAGAGTTCTGAACAGGCCATCGCAAAGATGGAAATGGAGCTTGGTCCTATCTCCACAAAGGTCGAGATTGCTGTAAGAAAAAGACAGACGCTTGAGATGACCCGCAAGCTTCGCAATCAAGGCGTGAAGAATGCACAAAAAGGCGCTCGGAAAGCTAAGAGAAACCTCAAGAAAATGAAGCGGCTGGTCAAGAAGAAGACTAATGAAAAGCCTCTTGATAACTATGTTGATGATCTTCTGGACACGTTAGCTAAACGTGACAGTGGTAACACGCCTCTGTCCCGAATGGCTGATGAAATTGGTGAATCTTCACGTCTTAAAGAACGGATGATTAACCTTACCAGTGAGCAGCGACTTGAGGCACAGAAGTTGGGCATCCTGTCTGATGATGTTTTAGGAGACACACGTCAGGCGATGGCAGACGTTAGTGTACGAATGGCCATGCGAGATCAGTTTAGTCAGTACGGTAACTCAGTTGATGATATCAAAAAGAATATGCTGAGAGATGTTAGTAAGGATTATGAAGGTCTAATCAAGCGGGCCAAAAAGGCTGGTGATGAAAAAGCAGCGAGGAAGTTAACTAAAGAACAGAGAAGCCGCGAAGAGGATATTTCTCTATCTATCGACAGAATTATGGGCCGCTTAGACATGCCAACTAACCCTGAAAGCATGATGAGTTTCATACTTAATAAAGCCCGTGAGTGGAACTACATCCGCTACATGTCTGGCGCTTTAGTACCATCCACAACTGACGTTGCAAATACGGCACTTGCTACAGGCTTTGGAACCTTATCGCGTCGCAACCTTGGGCAATCAAGCAGAACTATGCTTGGTATGGGCAACCCTGAAATACGCCGCTTGGTGTACGCTATGGAACTAATGAATCATAACAACCGATCAATGTCTTTCACAGGCTCTGACGATTTACGCCTTCAGTCTGGCGTGGGAGACTTTGGTTCTTGGAGACACTATTACACAAGTACAATAGATCGTGTAGCGCGTGAACTGGCTGATGCGACGACAGTCGCGTCTGGTATGCGTTTTTGGAATAGCCGTTTAAAACTAATGGCTATGGTTGAACAGCAGCACAACATTATCAGAATTATTGACAACTATGATGAACTGCTTTTGGGCTTGGAGCGATCACTTCAGAAGGGGGCTTCTGCCAAAGATTTAGAAGCTGCTAGAGATATTTCAAACCTAGCATCTACTGGTATTGGACAGGATCAAATAAGACGCATGAAGAAACTTATGGGTAATAATAAACCCAAAGTGAATGAGTACGGCGTCTTAGAGTTAGACTTTGGTAAATGGAAAGACATGGGTAAAGAGGGCCAACTGGCTCACAACGATATACTCATGGCTTTAGAGATGTCAGCTAACCGGGCTGTTATGACACCCGGCAAGGGCGACACTCCATTCTTTATGTCTGGCGAGTATGCGAGAACCTTCATGCAGTTTCAGACGTATGGCTTCGTTATTATGACAAAGTATATGGTCCCTGCTTTTCAACGCATGGCTAACTATGGAGACCTTCAGGCTTTCGGTACGTTTGGCCTAGCGTTGGCGACAGGAAGCACAGTCGTCGCTGCAAAAGATATCCTCAGAAATGGTGAGATAAAGGAAAGAACAATGGGGGAATGGTCTTACGAAACTATCGATAGATCAGGCTTTCTCACTTTCCTATCTGTACCCATTGAAGGCACAAGAGCCGCCTTCGGTATGGATGGTGGCTCACGATATCAAAACGTCAGTGGACGCTTGTCGTTCATTGCTGGACCTACAGGTGGACTACTAAACGATTTGCTAGACCTTACGTCAGCAGAAGATAACGAAAAGCGTCTTCAAGTTGCAAACAAACTAACACCGTTCAAGATATATCAACAGATATTCGAAGTAATAACAGGCGGTGATGATTAAACAATGTGGGGGGCTTCGGTCCCCCTTTTTATACAGAGGACAAATTATGGCAAATGCACGTAATATCTATACCATAGATGCGGCAAAGGCTGGACTTAGCGATCCTCAGAACCGTCAGTTTGATGTTGATTTTCCCTACTTACAAAAGACACACATTAAGATCCTAATTAACGATGTAGCAACCTACGCATTTACGTGGGTTACAGACGTTAGGATTCAACTAGATGGCGCTCCTATTGCAGGAGATGTGGTTGCTATTAGCCGTGAGACTTCACCAGATACCCGCTTGGTAGATTACCAAACAGGCTCTGTGTTGTCAGATGAAATTTTAGACCTCGATTCGGTGCAAGCGTTTTATCTTGCCCAAGAGGCAAACGATATTAAGGAGGTGGTCTTATCTAGGAACGCGGCAAACCATTATGACGCGATCTCCTCTCGTATTATCAACGTAGCCGCACCAGTAGACGGTACGGATGCTGTGAACAAACAATGGGTAAATACCACCTTTGCTGCTGACATTGCCAACATTGCGACAGTCGCTGCTATTTCAGGCGACGTAACTACTGTTTCAGGTGTATCAGGCAATGTTACAACTGTGGCTAGTATTGCAGCCAACGTAACGACAGTCGCTGGTGACAGCGCAGTTGTTCAGACCGTTGCTGGTAGGACTGTTGAAGTAGGCAGATTGGGTACAGCAGATGCTGTGGCTGACATGAATACTTTAGCAGCTATCTCTGGCAACATCACCACTGTGGCAAACAATGACGCCAATGTGACGACTGTAGCTGGTAACACTTCCAACATTAATACTGTGGCTGGAAATACTTCTAATATTAATAGCGTTAACGCAAATAGCTCTAATATTAACAGCGCTGTAAGTAACGAGTCTAATATTAATAGCGCCGTTGGTAATGCTACTAACATTAATACTGTGGCTGGTATAAACGCTAACGTCACAACAGTTGCTGGTATCTCTTCAGACGTAACAACGGTTGCTGGCAAGGCTGCTTTGATTACGACTGACTTCGTAAGTGACCTCAACGCACTCGCCGTTACAGACGTAATTGCTGACATCAATCAACTCGCAACGTCAGACATTGTATCTGACATCAACACCCTCGCGACAACAGACATCGTTGGCGATTTAAACAGGCTGGCAACAACAGACATCGTCAGTGACATCAACACTCTCGCGACTAACGACATCGTTGGTGACTTGAACCTGTTGGCAACGTCAGACTTTGTTGCAGACTTAAACCTAATGGCTACTTCGGCCAACATAAGTAACCTTAATACGGTTTCTGGTGCAGTCTCGAATGTTAACACGGTTGCTGGAATATCTTCTGATATTACAAGTGTATCTGGAATAAGTGCAGATGTGACTTCCGTTGCTGGCAACGCATCAAACATAAACGCTTTGTCTAGTGCGCTTGTAGCAAGTACAACATTTGCAATTACAGTTGCTAACGTAGGCGGCTCAAATTACTTTCATGTTGACGGTACAAGTCATCCAGTTTTAGACTTTTTTAGAGCTAATACTTACACATTTGATGTGAGTGATAGTTCCAATAGTGGGCATCCTTTAAGTTTTAGAAACGCTGACGATAGTAGTTATGCCACTGGCGTTGTAGTTGTTGGAACGCCCGGTTCATCTGGTGCGACTGTGACAATTACTGTAGCGGCTAACGCGCCAAGCAGTCTGAAATATTACTGCACCGCGCACGGAAACGGCATGGGCAATAGCATTACTGTTGCTTCAAGTTCCTTATCTACAGTGGCGGCTAGTATTGGGAACGTAAATATAAACGCAGCAGGTATTAGTAACATTAATGCTGTTGCTGGTAATGAAACTAACGTCAACATTGTGGCTGGCAGCATAGACGATGTGAACAGCTTTGCGAATAAATATCGCATCTCAGCATCTGCTCCAGCAACGTCATTAGACAGTGGCGACCTATGGTGGAACACAACGTCTAACGAGTTGAGAGCTTACAACACCACCGTAAGTGCGTGGCAAGCAACAGCGCCAACAGCAGCAAACCAAACGGCTATTGATATTGTAGCTGGTGATGTTGTTTACTCTGAAGACTTGGGGTCAATTACAACAGCGGTCACTACAGGCACTGGTAACTCAATCAGCACTGTAGGTAATGACAT